AGTATTAGTTGGTATGCATGGACAAGGAGACGACTTTGGTATCGGTTCATCTGAAAATTTTTCAATTATTGACCTTTGTAACCTGTTAGATTGCAAACCTAAATTTTTACCTGATAAGAAAGGCAACAGGAGAACAGCAGAATTAAAAACAGAGAAAACAGAGCAGTTAGGTTGGAAGCAAAAATATTTTTTAAAGGATTATATAAAAGAACAACTTAAATTAATCTAAACCTTCTGCCCAGTCTGATGATCTATCTAATTGACTATAATCTTTACTACTCTTTACTGTATGTTGCATATCGTCATTCCATCTTTCACCATTTAACCAAGTAGAAGGATGTGGAACAAACTTTATATCTAAGCTGTCAAAAATAGCTTTATGCTTTGTAAGATGGTCTAAGATTTTATCTATATCTTTTTCTGATAGTCTCTTAAAAATATTAAAAGCTGTCTTTTTTGCAACTTTTCTTGGATAAAGTTCCCAGAAAGAATTAAATGATTCTGTATAAATAGTTTTAGTTTCTTTTTTAGTATTGTTGTACCTCTGGGAAACAAGGTTATAGTCCATATGACCCCTAGTGTCCTGAGGGTATAGTGGGTCAAAATTTATAAAATATCTATTAGATGTAAAGCCACCATCCTCTTTTTTTCTATGTACAATTCTTAAAATTCCTTTCTCTTCAAATTCTTTAATAGCACCTCTTACACTCTTTATTGTTCCAAGACCACATATCTTAGCTATATGCTTATAGGAAGGATAACAACTGCCATCTTCATCAGCGTAATTACAAAGTATTACAAGGATAAACTTTTTTGTAGGTGATAGATTCTGCACCTTAAGTGCTTTATTTAGTAGTTCAATAGACATAAAACCTCCGTTTATTTTCTATTCTAGATTGAATGAACTGTTTATAAAACCCTTTTTGGAATTTTATATCGTTATTGATTCTTTTACTTTATGTCCTTCTTTGATAAGTTCTCTTTTTTTATAATCAAAAAATCTTTGGTCTGCAGTTCTTAAAACCTTAAACCAAAAATCACACTTTTCTAAATAAACAAATAATTCATATTTCATTTACTATCCCTTCTTTTTATAATATGCCCAAGGTGTTCTTATTGTTTGACCATCTTCAAGAATTTCTTTAACGCTTCCTTCTTTCCAATAGCCACGACCCTCGGTATATTCAATTGCATTTTCAAGAGTTATCTCTTTCCAAACATCTGGTTCGTCTACATACATTCTCAATACTTTAAATGTAGTTTCCATTTACGCCACCTCCTTTTTTTCTTCTTGTAATCCATAAAGATAATCTACAACTTTTTGTGCTTTAGAAAAAGCACTCTGTAATGCTCTCTCGTCTTCCTCAATAGCAGTTATCCAATTATTTAAGTATTTAGCATGATTAGGTCTAACAGACTTCTCAACACCTAAAAGTCTACTCAGAAAACATGAAGAAATCTCTGCAACAAGTTCCTCTTCTGCGTATGGTAAATCTCTATCAAGTCTTTCTTTATGCATAGTCCAATGAGCAAGTTCATGGAGTAAAACAGAATAATAATCAGATTCTTTGTGAAATGCTTCTAATAAAGGCATTGTAATCATATCTTTTTTAGGACTGTAATATGCTCTATCGCTTTTAATTACTGAGCCATTAATATTTACTTCTTCAGTATTCCAATCATTTATAAATGCTTCAGTATTAGCAATAAATGTTTGTAATGATGATCTTGTTGATTCTGTAAGATCAGAAGAATGTTTTACTTGATTTATATGATATTTAGGTTTGATTGTAGATATAGATGAATCTTCTATCTGGTTTTCGTTAAAAACATAATAAATCTTTTCTTGCCAGTAAGTTGGAAGTTTGCCTGTTTTTTTGTATCTGGCCAACTCATCTTCTTTTAACCATTCAAGTTTTTTCTCTTTGATCTGTAAAAAATGAACTGACGTTCCTTTTTCACCTTTCTTAATCTTGCAACCTGCATCAGACCATTGTTTAAAAGTTGCCCAACCATTACACTCATATCCTCTATTAAAAGTAATAAAGTCAAGCCACCATGTATTAATGCCTCTGTAATGTCTTCCTGTAAAATAGTTTTGGGGAACTTCCATGTTAATGTCAACCCAAGACTTTGACCAATCCATACCCTCAGTTTTCATAAGGGTAACTATCTCTTTTTGTATTGTTTTAAAAAATTCTTTTGATTTCATTTTACTCCGTATCAATTTAATATAAATATATCATAATCAATTTTATAATATTTGTAAACCCCTTTTGGAATATTTTATTGCATGAATTCTGGTACTGGTCTTTTGGTATATTTAGCAAAATGACTTTTTGCAAATTTATAATACTTTCTATATGCCCCTATTGTAGTGCCTTCTTTATAAATATCGGGCATGCATTTAGGTGGAGGAGTAAAACCTGTTTCTGGAAAAGATAGTGGAAGAACTGAAAGTTTTTCTCGTAGCTTTAGATCGGTTGCATGTCTTTTTCCATATCTAAAAGTGTATTCATCGCAAAGCGAACAGAAATGTTTATATAACCACAAGTATTGCTCTTTTGTAGTTCTAGCCCATATAGTGCTTGGATGGTTTTTATGTACTATTTTATAAAGATTATCTACATCATGTATTGTTGTATTTATGTGATGCGCAGTGCAAAGCATCTGTGCTGATTCTAGTATCATTTTTACAACGTGTTTATCACACATTAGTTCGGCTGATTTCTGATAATCTTTACTAAGATAAAAAATATTCATTTTATTCTCCTTCAATATAAAGAACTATAATAAAACAATAAAACCTTTTTTGGAATAATTATTAATTATTTTTATAAAATGCTTGGTTTTAAAGACTTTTTGGAATATTATTCTGATAATCTATAAGAATTAATGAACACTAAAACAGCAAAAAGTAAAAATAAGAAAGTAACTGATGCTCTTAAAGGTAAATTAAGAAATGACTTTGTACAAGGTGTAACAATAGATAATGCCCTTGTATATCCAACGCTTGATCAATTAGCTAAAAAATATAAAGTAGCAAAATCTACACTCTATAGAATTGCAAGAAATGATAGTTGGAAAATACAGAAAGAACAGCATATTAAAGAATTACAAGATCAATTAGATAAGCAAAGGTCAAAAGAATTAGTTGCAAAATCAAAATCTTTTGATGATAAAAGCATAAATCTTGCTAATGCTCTTTATGCAACTATTGGTCAAATGATACAAAGTAACCAGTTAGAAATACAGGCAGGTGAGAAAGGATACTCACCTACACAATTAAATGCTTTATCACAGTCAGCAATAACTGCTCAACGATTAGCAAAACTCGCTTTAGGAGAAGCAACTCACAATATTGATGCAACCATTAACGAAAACAACGAAGCATTCAGAAGAGCTATGGAACTGCTTGACGCAGTTGAAGAAGGCAGAAGCAGAGACATTCAGCCTACGCACTGAATGGCTTAGAATTGCAAGAGATAAACAGCTACAACCTAAAATACCACATTATATCTGGCTTATTTTAGCAGGACGTGGATGGGGCAAAACTAGAACAGGTGCACAAGATATAGCTTTATATGCACTAAGAAACAAAAATGTAAATTGCGCTGTTGTTGCACCAACTGCAGGAGATTTAAGAAGAGTATGTTTTGGTGGCCAGTCTGGTCTTTTATCTATAATTCCAAAAGACTGCTATCTAAATTCAAAAAGCCAAAAAGGATATTCAAGTTCAGTTTCAGAAATAAGATTATTTAATGGCAGTAAGATAACTGGATATGCAGCACAGGAACCAGATAGACTACGTGGACCACAATTTCATAGAGCATGGTGTGATGAACTTGCGGCTTGGAGATATCCAGAAGCTTTTGATCAGCTAATGTTTGGACTGAGACTTGGAGAAAATCCACAATGTGTAATTACTACTACACCTAAGCCAACAAAAATTATCAAAGAACTAATAGAAAGGGATGACGTTCAGGTAACATCAGGATCAACTTTTGAGAATGAAGAAAACCTGGCAGAAAGTGCACTTACAATGCTAAGAGATAAATACGAAGGCACTACACTAGGCAGACAGGAACTTTATGCAGAAGTCATAGAAACAATAGATGGTGCTTTATGGAATCAAGAAATGATTGAAAGAACTCGTATTAGTAAAGACACTGATAAAGAACTTAGTAAAATAATTGTAGCTATTGACCCTGCTGTAACATCTAATAAAAACTCTGATGAAACAGGAATTATTGTAGTAGGAAAAGATTATAGTAATAATTTTTATGTGCTTGAAGATTGCTCTGGAAGACATAGTGCTGAAAAATGGGGTACAATTGCTGTAAACTTATATCATGATTGGGATGCCAATTATATAGTTGCAGAAACAAATAATGGTGGAGACCTTGTGGAACGACTTATTAGGAATATTGACACACGAGTTCCCTTTAGAAGTGTAAGGGCAACTCGCGGCAAAATTTTAAGGGCTGAGCCAATCTCAAGTTTGTATGAACAAAATAGGGTAAAACATTTAGGTGTTTTTCCAGAGTTAGAACAGCAAATGTGCAGTTATACAGGCGAAACTAACACTTCACCTGACAGACTAGATGCTTTAGTATGGGGTTTGACAGAACTAAGCAAGTCAACAGGCAGAGCTGAATGGAGAATTAGCTAATGGCAGATAACAGAAACATTTTTCAAAGAATTTTTAATATAGGCGCAGAAAGTAAGCAATCTAATATGATGGGCTATTTTGGTGTTGGAACGTCAGAACAAAAAAACTATAAATATCAAGACCTTGCAAAAGAAGGTTATCTAAAAAATGCAATTGTATATAGATGTGTTAATGAGATAAGTAAGGGCGCATCTGCAGTTCCTTTTATTCTTAAAGATGGCGAACAAATACTAGAGGAACACCCATTAATACAATTACTTAATAGACCAAACCCACTACAAAGCTATTCAGAATTTTTTAATAGCTTGTATGGATATTTATTGCTTAGTGGTAATGCTTATATTCTAAAAGTAGGAAGTGATATGGGAACACCACAGGAATTACACCAACTTAGACCAGATAGAATAGAAATAAAAGGTGGTTCTTCTGCTATCCCAGAAAAATATAAATATACAATAAATGGCAAAGTAAAAGCTGAATATTTAGTAGATCAAGAGAATGGATTTAGTGAACTAAAACATGTAAAACTTTGGAACCCATTAGATGATTTCTATGGTTGTTCTCCTTTATCTGCTGCAGCAGTTGAGGTGGATCAATTTAATATGTCAAATAAACATAATGTAAATCTTCTTGGTAATGGAGCAAGACCAAGTGGAGCAGTAATATTTAAACCTAAAGATGATGCAGGATATGACGTCAATCTAACAGAATCCCAAAGACAGCAACTTTTAACGGATTTAAATAATAGATTTCAAGGAACAAATAATGCAGGACGTCCTTTACTGCTAGAGGGAGATTTTGACTGGCGTGAAATGGGACTAAGTCCTAAAGACCTTGACTTTGCAAGATTAAAACACATGAGTGCTACTGATATCGCTATGTGTTTCGGAGTTCCTTCTCAGCTTGTAGGTGTTCCTGATGCGCAGACTTATGCTAATGTAGCAGAGGCAAGACTTGCACTTTACGAAGAGACAATCATTCCGCACCTTAGAAAGATTGCTAGTGATCTGAATGAATGGCTTGTACCTATGTTTGGAGAAAACCTTAAGCTTGAGTTTGATATAGATTCTATTCCTGCACTATCAGAAAGACGTAAAAAGATTTATGAAAATGTAACAAGTGCAGTAAGAGAAGGAATAATGACAAGGAACGAGGCAAGACAGATTGTAGGTCTTGAGCCCATAGATGGCGCTGATGGTCTTTATATATCAGCTACATTATTTCCTCTTAACGAAGAAGCTGTCCCTACACCAGAAGTTACAGATAATGAAGAAGATGCAAAAGAATACGAGGATTTTTTAGAGGAAGATTACAAAGACGAGTATTTAACTAACTTTCCTAAAGCAGGAGATAATAAAAAAATATCACTCAGAAACAGTAATTATCCACAGTTTGATTATAGTTTTGCAAGTGCAATGAAAGACGAAGGACCAAAAAAGATATGGAGAGCAGGTGGGAATATTAGAGGTAATGAAGCATTTATGCTGTGGAGTAGAGCAAGACAAGGTTCTGAAACACCTGCTGTTCTAAGTTGGATAAAAGAAAGAGAAGCTTGGGCTGCAAGACATTTTAGAGATGGCCAAGCATTTAGAGATAATGAAAAAGAACCAACAGTTGGAAGTGTTGCAGGAATTGTTGCGCAGATTAAATGGGGAGTAATAGGAAATCTTGGCGAACAAACAATGAAAGATGTCATACTTGAACTTACAAAAAAACTTGAAGGGAAAAAAGAAGATATAGATTTTGCTAATAAATATTGGTGGATGCTTTTAGATAATTCTGATCATACAAATGAAAGTGAAATAAAAAATTTATCAGCTAAAGTAAAAGAGGCACTTAAAAAGAAAGTAGATGAACATAACGAAAAGTATGGAAAGAACCCAAAGAAGAGAGTTACATTAAGAACTCTTGAAGCAGTTTTTCGTAGGGGTGTTGGTGCATTCAATACGAATCCTTCTTCGGTACGTCCTGCAGTTAGAAGGCAAGGAGGTGCTGATCGTTGGGCATACGCACGCGTGAACAGTTACCTTTTTGCGCTTAGAACAGGAAGACATCAAGGAGGTAAGCACGATAACGATCTATTTCCAAAAGGACACCCATTATCAAGCAAGTAAAAAATCTTAATAAAAAAAGATTAAATAATTTTAGGCGTGGAAGAGTAAAAGCTTCTGCGGAAGTTAGAAGACAGCTTATAATTAGAAATAATTTAGAAAGAACTTTTAATAGAAAACTAAGATCATTATTTAGAAAATTCGTAAATGTGCAAATGTTCCTGTATAAAGAAACAGGTATTTATAATCCAGAGATTGCACAAAGAACATTAAACGAAGATTTATTCCCAATAGTTTTAGAACAATACGAAAAAATATTTAGAATTATTTATAAAACAAACGAAAGTAAATATGATTCATTAAGAAAAGCAGAAGAGGTTTTTGTTTTTGGCAGAAGTATTGATTTTGAAAGGTTAGTCAATCAATATTTTAACTCTAGACAACTTCTTTTAAGTGGTATTTCATTAAGACTTGCAAAAAAAATATCAGAGTATATAGAAAAGGCCAGATCAGAAAATCTAACATTAGTTGAAATTACAAGAAATGTTTCTAAAAAATTTAACTTCTTATCTGTTTCAAGATCAGCACTAATTGCAAGAACAGAGACACATAATGCGGCAAGTTATGCAGATTTTTCTTATCATAAAACATTAAAAGATGATTTAGGTATGAAGATGGTTAAGAGGTGGTCAGCAACAAATGATGGCAGAACAAGAGATGCACATATTATTGCTAATGGTCAAACAGTTGATATGGATGAAGATTTTTCTGTTGGTGGTGCGCCAATGTCATATCCTGGCGACCCGAGAGGTGGAGCAAGAAATGTTATTAATTGTAGATGCGTAATTGTTTATGCAGATGAACAAGATATTGTGCTAGACTAACGATTGTATTACTATATATAGAAAAAATGCCTATACCAAAACCAAAAGCAACAGAATCTAGGCAAGAATTTTTAGATAGATGTATGGGAGATAAGACTATGGTTGATGAATATTCAGATTCAGGACAAAGATCAGCAGTCTGTAA